GCCTGAAGCTCCATTTTACGGTTTGCCGTATCTCTAGTAAGATTTGCCTCGTCCACTGCCAACAGTCTGTCAGCTTGTTTTTCTGCGAATGACTGTGCCTGATCTCCAAGATTTGCAATACCTGCTGCACCAGCACGAACTTGATTGTATCCCTGCTCATACCCAGACTGCCCAGCTTCAAACGCTTTACCTTTGATGTTCTGACGTTCAGTGACATCTGCACCTTCTTGTACAAGACGCTTATCTTGCACCCCAAACCGTTCGCCACGCAGAGCATCAATACCTGCACGTTGTCTGCCACGCTCTCTGATAGATGCACCTGCGCCTGATGCAAGTGTAGAACCAATAGTGGTGCCTGATGCGCCAATAAGATTTTGGATCAAACGTTGACGACGTAATTCAGCCGGATCGCCATAACGTAGTCTTTCAATGCCAGCTATTTCGTCTTCTTGAGCCTTACGTTCTCGAATTACACGATCTCGTATATCCTGATCTTCAGGACTTAGTTTTAGGAAGTCCATGGCGTCGTCACGACGCTCTGTTGCCATGGTTTCAGGGTCAGTCTCCATGAAGTCCCGGTAGACATTTTCAAGTCCACCACGAATCCTATTGGCTTCCGTCATGTCTACTGTTGGAGCAGTTATTGGCCCAAGGTTACTTTCAGGCACAGTTACTGTTGTGTCTGTTAAAGGCGCTCTAGAACCTATCTTTCCAATCTCATCCATAAGTGGATCGGACTCTGACTCTGCTGTAGGAGGTGCTTCGTCACCTGCAGGGGGCGCTGCGGGGGGCGCTTTAGGGGGAGTTTCTTGAACTTCTTCGGTTATAGGAAAAGTGGGTGTGGTATCAATGTTAGTCATGCCAGCATCTGCCATCACTACAGCATCCGCTCTGCGGGTTCCGGGTAACGTATTCCTATCAGTTATGCTAGGAGTGCCAGCCTTTTGCTCGGCAAGAATTTGACGTATGTCATCGTCACTCATTGCAACTCGTGCGCGTCTGCCTTGACCTCCACGCTTGCGATAAGCGTCAATCTCTTCTTGAGTAACAGCATCTAAATCTAACTTACGCTCTTTTCTATTAACCCTATCTCCTTGTGCAAACCCAACAATACCGCCCTGTGCCATCCTTGGCGCGTTTGCCACACGCTGCATATTGCGCTGTTGTTGCGCCTGACGTTGCTGCATTACACCTGCAACGCCCTGTAACATCTCATCCTTTGTGCGGCCTGCTAGTTCAGCCTCGTACTGTTGAGCAATAGTTTGCGGCTGCTGTTGCATTTTCATCTGCATATCACGAGCAGCTGCGTCTTTTTCTGACTTCAGCTTTTGCAGCGCAAGCAGGTCAATAAGCTCTCTGTTTTGAGTATAGCGTCTTTGCAACGCGCCGGGATTACCACGGTACGCATCTACTTTTTGTTGAATGGTGTCATCAATCCCGTACGCCATATCTAACTCCTACCCAAAAATATTGTCGTACAGCTCCATGATACCACCAGTCGTCTGCATAATTTGAGACAACTTACTAGGCTGTGCGTACGAGTAAGATTGTGTTGCCAGAGGCAGTCCCTGCAGCAGTGATTGCATGTATTGCACTTGTTTGTATGGGAAGTCTCGCTCTTCTCTAAACTGTGCGTAATCTGCAGCCACGCCTTCAGACTCGATTGCACGTTGTTGTGCGCCTAAGTCTGCCTGTCTAGTCAGTGCTGCTAGACCATACGTGTTTGCTGCATCTTGAGCGGCTTGCTGTCGTCCTTGCTCTACATTAAATTGTTGCTGTGCCCTATCAAACGCCGTCGAATACCCGGCACCCGTAATGCCTGCAATATTTTGTAACAGGTTGCGATCTGCCTCTGCTTCCATAATGGCCTGCCGCGAACCACCAAATGCACCTGCACGAGTCAATCTACCAGCGTTTTCTGCGCGCTGAATAGCAGCTTGCCTACGTGCTTCGTCAATCTGTGGCTGTAGTGCTGCCTGCAGGTACGGGTTCATAAATTTTTGTGCAGTGCCAGTATCGGTAAAACTGCCGGGAGTAAACGCGCCCATCTGATCTGTGGGTACAACAAGCCCTGCAATACCGGAAAACGCGGCTTGCTGTGCCGCAGACTCCCCAGCGGTAAGTGGCCCCATATAGCCTTGGTAGTCCATCTGTCCAAGTGCTTGGCCGCGACCAAGCATATCGGTGACATAAGGACCAACGTAAGTAGACAGCGCCGACTCAGTGCCAAGCTGCTGTCCAGCCATTGGGTCTTGGTATGTGGATGCTGGTTCTGTTGCGTCTTCTGCCATAACCTACCTCATGCTGGTAAGAAGTCTTCGGGGTCTATTTCTTTACCCTGCTTCTCACTCCCTGTACGAGCTTTACGCACTCGTGCCATCATTTTTTCCAACACTTTTGCACCAGCATCCGAGTTGCCGTTGCCTAAATGACTAACAACATCAGCTGGGATTACAAACTCACCATCGCTCAACATGGCAGGTTGTTCATTTTCAATGATAGCAGGCTTTTCATCAGCCATGCCATCTGTATCACCATCTAGAAACCTACCTCGCTTTAGTCGAGCGATACCTCCAGCAGCCATCGGTTGCACGGGCTGTACGGCGGGTTGAGGTGTTTGTGCAGCTAATGCAGCTTGTGCGGCAGCTTCAGCGGCGGCTGCGTCTTCTGCGGCACGGATGGGCGCAAGTGACTGTCCCTGCCTGTTTCGTGCTGCAAGATTTGCTCTGTTTAGTGCTTCCAGACCCTTTGCCTGCTCAGACATGTCTGCACCGTCAAAGCTGACATCAGTAAAGTATCTTTGCCCCCCACTACCCGGACGACGGTCAGGATCATAAGTGCCCGGCACCTGCATACGACTTACAGTGTATTTTGGTATGCCGCCCTGATAGCCCAAAGGCATGCTACCACCACCGCTACTACCGGACCCAAACAATCCAAATAGCTGCGCGGCACCGCCAGCAACGCCAGCAATCTTACCAATATCATAGTCACCAGAGCTTGTCTTAAAAGCACCTGTTATGGTGTCCATGATACCGCCACCGCTTGTACTACCACTGCTAGTACCAAAATTAGCTAGTTCGGGATCAGCGGTATACGAATAAGGACTAGAACTAGAAGTTGTAGTGCGTGTGCTTGATTCTGCGTAGGGATCTCTTGCCATCACTTACCCCCAATGAGCCGTAGCAGCTCTTCGTTAGTTTCAATCATCCCGCCTTGTGCATACGGGGACTTGTAGAAGGACTCCTGTCCAGCATCGCGAAAGATACTGCCAAAGTCGTAAGCAGCGCCAATCTGAGCAGGTTTTGAGGGTAATACAGTGGTCGTTCTACCAGCTTCTTCTAACAACATACCTTGCAAATCCCTTAAATTACCAAGCCTACGAGTTTTTTCGGCTTCGTCTTCTACCTGTTGAGCTATTTGCGTTTGTTGATCTAACTGTTGCTGTGCTTGCGCATCAAACTGTGCTTGTATTTGCGCTTGCAAGTCAGCTTGTTGCTGTTGCTGTAGTGCCGCTTGTTGATCTAACTGTGCAAATATTCCCGTAGCAGGTTGAAATTTTGATTCGGTCGCAAAGGTAACGTCTTGACCCTGTAACGCATCATTTAACAGGTTCTGATCGTTTATGTCAACGATACCATCCCCTGTAACATCATATGCTAACTGTGCTTGCGTAAAATCAAACGTGCTAGGGTCACCTGACACTTCAGCTTGTGCTATAATGTCAGCAATAAAGTCTACATCTACATCAGTTACCTCGGTTGCGGGCTTGCCTATTACATCTGCTATAGCATTGATTTCAGTGGCAATGCCTGCAACGCTTTGCTCTGTGCCTTGCAGGCCGCTGATTACCTGTTCTAGTGCCTGATCTTGGTCTAGCCCCGTCTCCTGCAGTGCTTCTAACTGCGCATAAATCCCAGTGGCTTCTGTGTCTGCACTGGGTGGCTTGCCGAGCATGTATTTTAAGACGTTAAACTGTGCGTTGGGCAGTGCTTCCTGCAACTTTCCTACAAGGTCTGCTTCGTTATATTGTCCTGCTAGTGGGGGTATATCTTCGGGACGCACATCTGGCAGTCCAGCCACCTTGAATGCGTTGAGAACCTCTTCTTCGGTAACCTGTCTAGGGTCTACATATTTATCAATGACAGCTTGTTGCTGCTCTTCGCCAAACTGCCCTACAAATTGTTGTATTTCTTCGTCTGTAGGCTCGTACCCCAGTGCATCAAAGAAGTTAGTCGCTTCTTCTACACTGACCATGCGTGGATCTACATATTCACCAACGGCCTGTTGCTGTTCAGTCTCGCTTATCTGTGCGATAAACTGATTGATCTCGTCTTGTGAGGGGGTGTAGCCAAGGTCGGTAAAAAACTGAGAGGCTTCGTCTGCAGTAACTGCTAACGGATCATATTCTTCTCTGACATCAGCGACAGCGGACTGTTGATCCATCTGTCCGACATACTGCTGAATCTGCTCGTCAGTAAGAGCGTATCCCTCTAACGCCGCAGCTGCTTTTACTTCTCGTGCATCAAAATATCGTGGGTCTACATAGGCATCAAGCGCGCTGGCTAGACCGGAATCAGGGTTAGCCCCTGTAAAGTCTGTAATCTCGTTCTTTGTAAATTTATACGGAATGTTACTGTTTGTAACATAGTCAAAAGCAGCCTGTTCGGCCTCTCCTATGCTGGTATAATCTGCATCAAATGCCTGATTTAGTATGTTTGTTTGTATCAGGTTGTTAGTCAGACCAAGGTCATTGAGCTGTTGTGTAACTCCTGCAGCTCCAAGGTCAGGTGCATTGCTTATTACGTCTCGCACGTTTGAATTAAAGGCAATTATGGCATTTGACAGAAAATCACCTGTTGCTGCACCGCCGTAGATGGACCCTGAAGTGCCACCACCAGATATGGCTCCAAGCACGGAGTTACCTACGACATTGCCGACCACATCACGATCAGGATTTAGCTGATAGAGTTGTGATTCTAGGTACGCTTGCGGTATGCCTTCCTCAAGAGCTTCTTGCCCGGCCTCTTTTACAACTACATCAAAGGCTTCACTAAAGTTTTTGCCTTTTCTGCCATTAAATATGGCCTTTTCAAACTTGTTACCACCCAACTTCATGGAGCCTACGTTGGTGACGACAGCAAGAACACCCGAGGTGATAGCTTTATCTAGTGCGTACTCTTGTGCAGTTGCCAGATCCATGCCTGAATTAAGAGCTTCGTTTAATGCGTCGTCATACGCACCGCCAGCTGTGCCACCAAACGATTCTGAGACGTCGAGGACTACAGCCGTGCCTAGCGCTCCTCGACGTCCCATTTCTTCTGCAAACTCTTTTCCAGCTTGCTTTAAACTTGCTTTAACAACATTAGCCGTGCCACCACTAGCGACCAGTATGGGTATCTCTTGCAAAACTTCTTTTGCTACATACTCAGACGCAAATACACCGGGGTCTGTCCAAGCAGCAGAACCAATAGCTTTGATCGTGTTCCACGCTTTATGCGCGGTAGATAGTTGTGTGCCATCTGGATTGGTTAATAACTGACCTGCTTTGGGGTTGGGGGTGCCGTCAGGCAGTGTATCGGGTTCTCTATTAGCATTTTTAATAGTATCTTGGATGCGTGCAGAGGCTTCTTGGTATTCGGCAGTCTTAAAGTCTCCTGCCAAGGCTAACATATCTTGAGCTACGCGACCTGCTGGTGTGGTCCCCGGATCAATACCTGCAAGATAAACTACGTTGTTAAACGCATCGAGAAACTCGCCACCAGCATCAAGTCCCACACCTGCTACATTTTGCCCAAAATCACTGTTTGCAATGTTTTTTGCAGCTTCAGTGTTAGCTATGTATGTGGCTACATTTTTGGCAAACTCATACTGTTGCTGCAGCCCTGTTACGCCAGCATTTACAGCAGCTTTGACCTCGTCAGGCGTGGCCTCTGCAAGAATGTCTAAGTATTGACCGGGATTGTTGTCTTTGAGGTGCGATATATCAACTTCAGTAGGGAAAAGTGTTATTTTTAGAGGACTGCCATCGTCTTCTACTTGTCCAGACTCTGCAAAACGTTTTGAACGTTCTGGATTATTTACATCAAAGTAAGTTTGTGGCGCAAAAATAAAACCGTTCTCATCAACATACCCACTTATGTCGGCTAAGACCTCCCCCGTCGCACTTGTAATCTTTTTTTCATAGTACGAACCGTTATATCGCTCTACCTCACTTACAACAGTGCCATACTCACTGCTCCACTTTGGCACGGGGACAATAACGTCTATTTTACCCCACTCTAATAGACCTTCAGCGTTGGTGCGTACCACTGCTTTGTTAGTAAATATATCTGCTGCAGATACATTTTCTGGCACCACGATATTTTGTTTTTCATTTATCTCAAGTCCTTGAGAAACGTATCCATCTCTTACGTTTTTCGGGAGTTGGTCAAAACTTGTGACGCCGTAAAGATCATATATTTCTTGTTGCGCATCTGCACTTAATGACCCCACGGTAGTCGTAGGATCAAATCCGGCTATCTTAGCCTGCAGGTTTTCGGCTAAAAGCGAGGAACCGTTCTCGATATCTCGTACCGACTGCAGGTTGCCGTCACCATAGGACAGGGTCTGGTCACGCAAGAACTGTAATTGTCTCGGAGACAGGTCGGTTATGTCTAATCCAAGAGCTTCAAGCGTGCCCTGCATGGATGAGGTTAGAGCAGTATCAAGCTCTTTCTGATACTGTGCGGCGTTAACAGGCAAGTTTTCGTCTTTGCCTGTGGTTAGCCAATGATAGCGCGCATCGTCGTCGCTTATATCTCCAAGGTCATTGACTGCTCTGTATTCTGCAGCGTTGAACTCGTCACCAGTCATTGCTCGCACAAGAGTGTTTTGCACGGCATTAGCGACAGGGACTAACTCGTCATCTAGCTGGTCGCCTGTAGATACAAGATCGTTCTTCTGAGTGTCGTACTGCGTTGTAAGAGCAGCAATGTCATCAGCTTTTCTGTCCAGTTGAATTTTTAACGCGTTGGTATCAGGTTTGAACCTGTTCTCGTAGTAGGTATCTACTTCATTGGAATACGCGTTAAAGTCATTGACCGCGTTGTTGTAGTTGTCCAACGCGGCTTGATATGCTGGCCTATCAGCAGCAGTGTCTAATCTGGTGTTTTTTAATACTTCTCTTAGTCGATTTACTTCTGCAAGTTTGCCGTCACGGATACCAATTCTACGGTCAAGCTCTGCCACATAACTATTATAGCTTTGAGCTATTTTTGTGTAGCTTGCATTCTCTTTGTCTAATTGAGTGGCAGTGGCTTCTACTTTTTGGTAGTCACCCGTGACTTTATCTATTGTATTTTTTACTTCTTTATCAACAATTCTAATAAGCTCTTGTTTGCCATACGCGTTTGCAGAAGCATAAAATGTATCTGACACGTCCGCACCGCTAAACGTGGCATTGACTACGTTTTGAGTCGTAGTTGTCAGGGCGGCTAGATATCGTTGATCGGCGGGATCAGTGGGATCAAAGTTCCCTGTGGTTAGATATTCTTGAACCAACTCTTTAGTAATTTTTCCTTTGGTCACCGCGCCCATAATCAGGTCGCCAGTAATCTCTTTGCCGGTCAGTGCCGCCTCTAATGAATCTGCTAATACATTTTTTACGGTGGGGTATTCTTCAAGAAAACTCTTTGCATCATCTATTGCACCGATGCCTGTATCGCCTGTGCCCGTACCTGTACCAGTGTCACCCGTGCCCGTGCCTGTGTCACCTGTGCCCGTAGCATCGTCTACGACGGCAGTTACCTTTTCATCAATGTAACCAAGACCAGCCTCTATACTGGCTTTTAGCCCACCTGTAATAAAGGCTTGAACTGGATCTTGCCCAAGCACAGCCGCAGATGCAGCCTGACCTGAAGCTGTGCCAAGGATCGTAGCCGCAGTTTCTCCCGTGCCTGCAGCCACAGCAGCCTCACCTGCGTATTTACCTGCGTACGAGCCTGCTTGTTGTGCTACGTATGCTTTGGCAGAGGCTTCAAGGATATCACCAATATCGCCACCATTTTGTGCGACATCCACACCCTCAATTATGGGTATGGCCCACGCATTACCTGTGGCGTACGCCGCTACTGTGGCTATGGCTTTTATCGGATCATCTTCAACAGCATCTATAACGTCATCAACGGCGTCAACTACAGGGTCGACCAGCTCATCTACAACCCAGTCACCAACATCACTTATGCTGTCACCAACCCACTCAATCGCGTCTTCTACTACATCAGTAATATCGTCTATTATGTCGCCCATTACGCCATACCCTGCAGAGGGTCTTCACCCAACTTTATAAACAATGCGTATTTACCGTTTTTTAACTTGCCAACGTACAATTCAGTGTCTGTGCGAGTTAGTTTTCTTTGGAGCATTTTTACTGCGGACAAAAGATTCTCGTCAGAAAATGTCGCAGAAAAATGCGTAATCCCTTTGTCTTGTAGATACGCGCCGTATTTGATTATGTTCTTTATGTAGTTTCTAGCCGTATCTACATTCAAAGGACGACCAGTCATCTTGTTCTTGTTTTTACCTTTGCCCGTGTGAGATACAAACACCGTATTTCCAAACTGTGCTATATCCACAGTCGGCATGCCGCCCTCGCGAACCAACGCAAGCATGGCAGTTTTAGCGGACACAGTGCTTCCTACGCCGCTCCGCTCCATGTTGTCCAACGCCATAATCATGACGGTGTGCATGTCCAACTCTTGTTTTGTGCTGTCTACAGTTGTCACTAACTAATCTCCAACACACTAGCAGTGACATGTAATCTGTTTGCTGTTGCAGCGGTTACCTTCAGTGCTTCGCCAGTTTGCACAACAAGCGGAGCTGTCAATAGTTCTACTGTAGCATTTGCACTAACAGCTTTAGTTTTGAACAGACTAAACACGTTGCTGGAAGCATCTGTGATTGTAAGAGTTATAGTATCAGCGTTGCCAGAATCTTCGGACACTAGGATAGACTTTACAATGCCGGTGGTCAGCGCAGGTGCGGTGTACAACGTGGTTACGCTTGTGTCTGTTAAATCTTTTTTTGCATTCACATATACATTTGGCATTAGCTTAAAAACCACCCAACAGCTTCGGCTCTATCAGATACAGTCGCATTCCGTATGGCTGTGTCTACTTGCGTAAAGTACAGCCGCAGCACATTGTTGAACTGCTCAAAATCCTGTTGGTTATATTCTTCAGGGGGGTACGGGAGTGCGGGAACACGAAATATAACCCCATATCTAGTATTCTCTATGGCCATTATCGTCTCCCATCTGGACGCATGTCTATTCTAGGAGAGCCAAACTGCCAAGTAACATCCAGAGCTGTAGACTCTACACGCATGGACATTTGCCTGCCGCGTACACGTATGTCTATTTGATCCGTATACACTTCAACAGGAGAGGACGCGCTACGTGTGACAGTGGCGTTATTAACACCTCCGGTAGAGGCAGGAGAGGTAATCCCAGCCCCAGAGTTTGCTAGGGGCTTCAAGGTCATTGTAGCCACGGGGTTAGTTGCCGTAGATCCATCAAACGATATGTCAGGTATAACACGGTTTACTAACGAAAATTTGTGCCCATCATCTAGGTCAAATTCTGCAGATTCCACAAATGCGGTAATTGCAGTTTCTGTGGCAGTTTCATTATCGTTTATACCGTCTTCGTGGTTAACTAGGTTGTTACTGTATGTTGCTGCTAACGGGTTATCACGTAACCCAGAATCAAGCCACGCGGTGCGAGCTAGAGTGCCGTAATACCAGATATTCTCCATGTAATTGTATATGACATAGCGGTCTATGTTGTTTGAGTTTGTGGAGCAATAGAACCACCACACTTCATGGAACGACTCATTAGTGCCAGAGAACACTTGTTCGTACTGCTGTGTATTAAAGTCATTAAAGACGTATTTACGCACGTCGCACTTCAACGGTTGTGAACGACCGTCATACTTGTAGAACTTGTCAGTGCCCATCCAGTAAGCAATACCATTAGCATAGGCCACAGATTTTTGCCCAGCGATTGATATGTTTTCACCAACAAGTGATGCTGCCCAGACTGCAGGCGCACCCACATACTGCAAGGAGTACAAGGAAGAATCCGTGAAGACCAAGACTTCTTGTCTAGCCTGAGAAGCAGATACTATCTTGGTGCCACGAGACAGACGCAAGCTGCCTGCTTGATTGGTAGCTGAAGGCGTCCAGTTAACTGCATCCTCTTGGTCGGACCAACGGACCAGTGTAGGGTCTACCGTTGTAGTGCCGATGGCGTTGGTGCCGAAACAAAATAGGAATCTACTAATATCCGACACAAGCAACAGGTTTTGCACCACAGGGACGTCTGATGCACCACTTAATGACGACAGCTCTACGGCTCTAGTAGATAGTGAGGTGCTGGTTCCAGAATCCCATATGTACAACCTACCACCACTCGGCCCAAAGATAAGATCTTCACCAAAGTTAGATTGATTCCATATACGAACAGGATTCACTGAAGACTGTCCAACACCCCAACTAGCGCCGCCCCAAGAACCTGCACCCCAACCTGTGATCGGCGTGGCAAACGCTGTTCCTACATTGACTTGGTATGCCGCAGATACGGTCCCGCCACCTGTTGCACTGGAGCTGGCTGCAGAGTCTAGAGTTATGTTGTATGAAGTGGTGCTAACGATGTCGATTTGAAACTCACCGTCGATAGTTACACCACCTACGGCACTAGCGTTACTAAATGTAACAAAGTCTTCGTCGATAAATCCCCCGTTAGCGTCAGTCACTAACACAGTGGTTGACCCAGAAGTCGTGGTAAAAGGGTTTGTTAGAGACACAGTGGCACGAAGGGGCGTTACGTCGTTGTACCCGCCCCCTTGTTCAATATAAAACTTGAGGTGGGAGCCTACGCCAATGTAGTTAGCGCCTTCCAGATTTACCCAGTTATGCAAAGATCTAGCCACGCCTAAATAGGTAGACGAAGATATTCTGCGCCATCCACCTATTTTTTCAGGTGTGCCTTGTCGGAATCTAATCTTATCACCGTCATACCAGCCACCTTCGTTGGTGTATCTAGTGCCTTCACGATTAACACCAGCTTTTAAAAGCACCTTTTGTAGTGGCATGACTTATTCCTCACTAGATAACGCTCTCATCCTGTCTACTAACCTTCTAGCACGATTTGGCACCTGAGTATACCATCTGGAATCAACCATCTCATCTGCGGCCTTATTCCAATCTCTGGCATCTACACCAGCCTTCATACCCTTAAATTTGGAGAGACGCGGCCTTCCCATATTAAACATCATATTCGCGATGATTAACTGGCAGTCTTCGGGTAAGTCATCAAAGTCTGGATATAAGACTTTGCACTCGTCTAGTGTCACGGCAACATCAAGATGAAATACCTGTTTGACACGCTCTTGTTCAACGGTTGTACCGACGGGCTTTCCGTATTCTGGGTCGTCCTCGACCACGAGATGCCCAATACCAAAAGTAGGTAGGCCAAGATGGTCCAAATATATTTCATACTTGCACCCCTCATCTTCTGCTAACTCTTCACGAAGTCTATCTTTGTTCATTTTGTAAGCCCTTTGACCTTTTCTACTGTCCTGAGACCGCCAAGGCCAAGCATGCCAAGCAAAACAGTCATCAGGCTATCCATATCAAACATGGGCAGGTCTGGCGCTTCCATGCCAGCGTATGCGAAACCAAACATGGTTACTGGCGCGAGAACGAAGTGCCATATCATGGCTGTTGCCAGTCCCCATCCAAGAAACGGACGCCAACCAGCAACAAATATAGACCTATGTTGCGCCTCTGCCTTGTTGATTTCTATCTGACCCATGTTGGCTTCGTGCATCTGCTTCTCGGCCATGGTCGCTATTTCGTGGGCCAGTTTTGCTTTCTGATCCTTGTCCTCTATGAACTTGTCCAGAAGCCCCGTCACGGGTCCAATCAGTGCTTGCAACATTCTGCCTTCTCCTGTTCGCTGCTGCCTGCATTGCAGTAGTTCTTTGGTGCATACTCCACATCATCAATACAACTCCAAATCTTCACTGACTCTGACAGGCTTACAATAAGCTGTTACTCTGTGTTCTTCGGGCACAGAACTATAGGATCTGTAGTTCCCGTATCGTTTTGTTACTTCCGACGCAAAGAAATTACACTCTGTTACAGAACGAAAGTACATATCATTGCTTTGTACCTTACCACCTATCACCACAATTAACAAAAAGGCATGTATCATGATTACTCGCTCTTGTGTTCATGCCCCATCCATATCCCAAAAACTCCAGTCATTACTCCCATTACAACCGATACAAACGCGCTCTGACTAGCAGTTGGCGCGTCTAAAGACATAAACCACTCAGCACACCTCCAACTCATGGCGGTACTGACCAGCATCATAAGGCGCGGTAATATCTTCCATTTTAGAAACTGCTCTACCGTCACCATTACTGGCTCTCCTTGATGGCTTCCAGCACGTCATAAACGTTGGGTGGCGGTGGCTGGTCAGGGTTCCACTGACACAGATACTCACGCGGCTTCCACTCGCCATACTCAAAAAACAGCGTCTCCTGTGTATTGTGCGCACCTCTGTACACGCACACCTCTTGTGTCTTGTCCAACTTCATACATTTCACAAGGCGGCATGTAGTCAAATCATTAGCCCAGTCGTCAGCTTGTGCGCTATGAGATTTTAACAAAAGAACAAAAGCAGTCAGAGTTGCTATACCTGCACCTATCATTACGACCCACGCAACAATCTCTACAAACTTACGACGCCGCTCTCTTTGTGCATACAGAGTTTCCTGCCTACGTTTACGAATCTGACCTTCCATACGAACAAGCTCGTCCCACTTGGACTTGCCCATCGTGAGACTAATCCACTGCTGCAGTTCGTATCGTTGTTGTTGTGCCTTTTTCTTAGCAGCAAAAGCCTCCACAGCCTCTTGCTCTACGCTTTTTCCAGCAAACAGTTTTTTGAAGATTGGTGGGTTTTTTGCTTCTTTCTCTGCCTGATCCAGATCAGACAAGGCACCCATCCAGCGCGACAAGTCGGACGCCATGGACTCAATGTCCCGTCCGATTGCAAACCCTTTTTTAAGGGCAGAAAAGGCCGCAGAAGCGGTCGCCATTGCGCTGATTGGATCCATAAACCACGTCCTAGTACCCGTTAATAATTATACCTATAAGCAACAAAATAGTCGTACCGGCAGTGCCGATCATAATAGTTTCAATACGCTTAATCCGCAGGATGGTTTCCTTCCAGCGTTCAGCACACACCGCCTCATGGGTGTCCAATTCAGCTTTGACTGAAGTGGCAGTGGGCTTGCTCATTACCCAGCCTCAAGCGCTGCGACTTTTGTCTTCAACGTTTCAATCTCTGCAATAGCTTCTTGCAGTGCGCCTGTTAGCAGCGGCACCAGTTTTGCTTGGTCGATGCCTTGCATTACAGGTTCAGTGTGCTTTGCAGACCAAGTACTGTCTGACGGATAGATTGCAGGAATAGTTTTGCCATCTTCTTCTGTAGCCA